CATAGACGCTCAATCTCAGCCTCCAACTTTTCTATTCTACGGAGGGTGTCGTCTTCACTCATGCTGGGTAGTCCTTGTGTGACAGTTGGAAATGTGGTTTGTCCCAACCGCCCTTCCAGTCACCGCCCCACTCTAGTGGAATACCCAAGTCCTCAGCAGCAGCCTTCATAGCCTCAGCAATAGCCTCAAACTTAGAGTGGTCGTTCCAGTCAACTGGGTAGGGGCAAAGGTCTACAGCATGGCCTGTAAGGTGTCGGGAGTTCATGGTCTTAGACTTACCAGCCTTAACCAACTCTACTTGACGGTCTTTACTACGGACGCCCTCAATTACGAGGAAATCCTGTTTTGTAATCTTAATAGCAGCTTCTACGACAGCAACAAGGTCAGGGTGAACACCTGATAGACTTTGCTTGCTCCTGTTCCCCAATTCATACGACATTGTAGTTACCCCTATACTGGCTTAACGGGCCAATCTACAGTGTGCGGGAACCCAGCTTGAGCCGTTACATCACGCAATGCCTGACGATATGCAGCCCACGCTGGGGTCAACGTGCTGTCGCTCAATGCCATCCAATCAGTGTCTGCGATTAGCTTGTCCCGCTGGTTACGAACATCCTCCGCAGCCTTCTCATCAAGTCCAGCCTGATATGCAGCTTCATGTTCAGCTTTAGTGGTTATTACACCTTCTTCATCAGTAGTGTCAGCAAACATATCTACAGCAGTGTAGCCAATCATCCAGTAACCAGCGATGATGTCTTCACCTACCATATCAGGCATAGGTGCATCTTCTTCTGTGTACTGACCGATGACAGGTCGTGTTGGTAAAGCATTACGTTCTACACGCTGGTAAGTGCCACAGTCAGGCTTTGGCCCTTCTAGGACACCTACCATGCCATACTTCTGCATGATACCCTGTGTGATGTTCTTAGGGAATGATACGTTAGGGTTATCCTTGCGTAGTTGCCCTACGGTGTACGGGAACTTTACTACTGTTCCCCCATTGATTTTAGCATACATGTTGTGTTTTCCTTATGTTGCTATTGTTAAGAGGGGTACTTTCTAAAGGCTAGTGTATCTTCACCTTGAGATATATTTAGAGCTAAAGCGGTAGTACCGTTAGAAACATCCTCTATCTTTGTGATGTTGTAGGGGTCTGATATATCAAAGGAGGCCAGATTACCACTACCTGTCGCGTAAAGAACCTTAGAACCTAAATCTAAAACTATTGTACCAGTAAGGTAAGGAGTAAATACCTGTGTATTAAGACGAACCATATTACTCGGATTAGACACATCTATAACGGAAAGACCGTTCCAGCCACCCACGTAAAGCAGCTTATTATCTGCATCTAAAGCACCCGCCTGAATATATTGAAACCTTTGAGTGTCTCTTAGTACACTAGGTAGAGACAAACTGTAGGGGTCAGAGACGTCTACAGCTGCAACTGTAGAGTCGTTACCTGCTATAAGGTATAGCGTATCTGTTTCTTTATCAAGGATAGGGTCTGTATTGTTTGCGCCGCCAAAAAAAGAAGTGTTTGTGAGGTAACCCGCACGGGCGGGTGTAGTACCAGAAACATCAAAAGCTGTTACGCCGTCTGTTTCTGTAACGTAGACTATCTTTTTTGTGTTATCTAATGCTACGCCGTAAGCATAGTTTAGATAAGTTGAGCTTGTGTAAGACCCTGTGACACTAATATTACTTGGATTAGATACATCTATTGATGTAAGGCTGTAGCTATTAGATGCGGCTACATAAACACGTTTAGAGTACTTATCGTACGCAAGACCTCTTGAGTTTGTTCCTGTACCAACATAATCTAGTACCGTTGGGTTTGATGGGTCAGAAACATCTATAACACAAAGTACATCATCTGTACGTGCTGTAGTGTAAACTAACTCTCGTTCTGCATCATACTTGCACTCAATAATATCTTCAAGGAGGGCAGTACTACTTATTGACCCAACAATGCTATTAGTAGAGAGGTCTGTTATATAAAGAGCGTCTTGAACTTCATTCCCTGTATAAGCATAAGATGGTACTTCTCTATTCTGAGCAGAAGCAGCAGACCCCACTATAGTATTAATAATACTCATTATGCAATATCCTCCCCTGCTTTCCTACCGTAGTACGTTGTACCACCATCTATCGTAACAAAAACATACATCTCCTTAGATGCTAGTGTTGTTGGTGCTGTAGCCTCATGCCACTTCACACTGGTAGGCCAAGTAATAGCACTACCGTCACCGCTGATCTCTAGGGCAAATGCAATAGCTAGACCTGATGCTGGTGGATTACTAAATGTAAGGGTGGTAGGGCTAGAGATGGTCTTAGTGAAGTAAGTACCCTCGGACAGATCAACATTGTTTGCAGCCATAGCTACAGCAGTCTGTAGATACCTCTGAGCAAGGATACCATTCTTTACTTTGAAACTTTGATTGTTAGCCATAGATTCACCTTTCCTCTATGCTTTTGTAGTTATACGGCATCCGCAGTCAACAATCCAATGTAGCTTGTGCCACCATCGTCAGTCACAAACGTATAAATGTCTGTCTCACCTGTAGCTGGTGCTGAGGGTGCGACACCACCTGCCCATTCTACAGAAGCAGGCCAAGTGATCGTGTAGGTACTAGCACCAGTGATCTCCATCTGAAAAGATTGTACAGCACCAGCACTACTGAAAGCATACGTTGTGTCGCCAGCTAGGGTCTCAGCAAAGTAGTTTCCTGTACTAAGGTCTACAGTCCCAGAGGTGATCGTACCCAGAGTGACCTTAGTATCCTTGCCAACCTCTAGAGCACCCTTAAGGATGAAGTCCTGATTGTTTGCCATCACACGGCTCCATCAATTGCTAAGGCTGCTTTGTAGGAAGTCCCACCATCGCGGGTAGTAAAGACTAGTACGTCCGTATCACCAATAGCAGGAGATGTAGGGGCAGTACCACTAGGCCATTCTATTGCTGTGTCGTAGGTGATGGTTGCTGGTGTACCTGTGGAGTACTGGTAGATGATGTCGGTTACACTGCCAACCACATACATCTTAGTGCCATTATTACCAAAGGCAAGACCCTGCGGACCCGTATCCTGTGTTGCTACACTGAAAGAAACACTATCGTATGAGGCAGTAGATATATCCCAAGCGGCACTACAAGAGTATTGATATACTGTGTCGTTGGTATCGCCAGAAACCCAGAACTTAGTCCCGTCGGGCTTAAAATAAAGGTCGTTAGGATTTGTATCTTGACCTGACACAGAGAAGTTGATTGTAAAAGATGCAGAAGATATATCCCAAGCGGTGCTTAAAGAGAACTCATTTACTTCATCCCCAAGACTACCTACAATAAACATTTTAGTACCGTCTGACTTGAAGGATATACCTTGCGCCTCGTTCTCTTGGCTAGATACACTAAAGCTAACACTATCATAACTAGCGCTGGAAATATCCCACGCAGTAGACATACTATACTGGTGAACAACATCAGCTTGAATACCTATTGTATAAAACTTAGTTCCGTCTTGTTTTATGTAAAGCCCTCTTAAGTTGTTCTCCTGAGATGCTACGCTAAAGCTAACACTATCATACGATGCTGTAGAGGCATCCCAAGCTGTAGACAGGCTGTATTGATAGACAGTATCACTACCTGATCCACCAACGTACATTTTAGTTCCATCCGCTTTGAATTGCACAAAAGCGGGGGAAGTTTCTTGTGAAGCAACACTAAAGCTAACACTGTCATACGCAGCGTTGGCAAGATCATAAGATGAAGCAGCAGCACCATCCAACAACAAAGTAGCACCACTCACAGTACCACTAGCAGCAGGGTTGCTCAGGTTGAGTTGGATGTTGGAAGCTGGGGTAAGTTGGAAGACAGAACCAGTGGAGAGGTCTAGTGTGCGGGTATTAAGAGTTGTAGAGTATTGGTAAACAGTGTCGTTATTCCTACCAAGGACGTACATCTTACTGCCATCGTCCTTAAACTTCACACTATACGCAGCAGTATCCTGAGCGGAAACACTAAAGCTGACATCGCTGTAAGAAGCGGTAGCTAGGTTATAAGCAGTAGACAAGGAGTATTGATACACAGTACCTGCCCCACCAGCGTGAGAAGATACATAAAGTCTCGTACCATCCGAGTTAAAAGTAAAGCCATTGACGGAAGCAGACTGGCTTGCAAAACTAAAGCTAACACTGTCATAAGAGGCAGTAGCTAAGTTAAAAGCAGTGGACAAGGAGTACTGATAGGCTGAATCAGTTGCATCCCCCATGACATACATCTTTGTACCAGCGGGATTGAACATTACATCGTAGACAATACCCTCTTGAGCATTTACGCTAAAGCTAACACTGTCGTAGGAAGCTGTTCCCACATTCCAAGCCGTAGACAGAGAGTACTGATACAAGGAATCTGTAACCTGTCCAACAAGGAACATTTTTGTACCTGTACTGTTAAAAGCTACCCGCATTGGGTTGCCATCTTGACTGGATACACTAAAGCTAACACTATCATAGGAAGCAGTGGAAAGGCTCCAAGGGGTCGAAAGAGAATACTGATAAACTCTATCCCCCGTGTTACCAACCAAGTACATCTTAGTACCATCGGGCTTAAAAGTGATGCCAAAAGGTTGATTGTCTTGAGCGGTGATGCTGAAACTTACACTGTCGTAATTAGCGCCAGCAAGACTGTCTCCAGCCACACTAGAAACAACAGTCCCCAACTTCTCGTGGTATACAGTAGGTTTTACACCATTCTTAACCTTGAAGTCTTTATCGTTGGACATGGTTCACTCTCCCCTTGTCTCTAATAGTTTATAGTGGTGCGAAAAGGTTCTCTTTGACGGTAAAGTCTGTGCTTGTAGCCGAAGATGAAGTAGCCAACAGACGCACATTACCACCAGAAATATCTACATCATAGGCAGCTAGGGCAGTACTCGTATTGACTTCACCATATTGTGTAGCCGAAGCAGTAGTGCCATTGTGGACAATAAGGAGTTTAGTGATAGTGCGATCAGTAGACCGAGAAGCTACAACAGTGAGTTCCATAGCAAGGTAGTCGGTAATGCCGTAGGTAGCAATAGCAGTCTGAGAAGTAGTGGTCAGAGTAGCAGTCTGTTCCGTAAGACCGCCTCCACCACCACCTAGTGCTACCCAGTTAGTTTCATCAAGAGAAGGATCAGTTGTTCCTGACGTAGCAATGATACAACGATAGTTCTGGAATGTAATAGGAGAATACACTACGAACCCTACAGCGTAGGATGTACCTGAGACCCACAGAACGCCCCCAGCAGAGGCAGCAGAGTTAGCTGCGGCAGTAGCTGAGTTAGCAGCATTAGTTGCGCTTGTAGAGGCCGCAAGAGCAGAAGAAGCAGCAGCGGCAGCATCAACATCTACAGCAGCCCCTACTCCATCAATGTAAGTACCAGCAGCATTCACTTGGGACTGGAACGTGGGCAATGCCCCAAGAAAAGCATCAGCATCAATAGCAAAGTTAGCTGGGTCTTGTCTTGAGGGAGGGGTCGGGAGAGTTGTGATCGGTGGGTATGCCATATTAAGTTAGTCCTTCTACTTCGATAGCACCAAAGGAATACGAGGGTGTTTCAAGGGTCAAGTCAAATCTACGATAGAAACCATAGATTGTCGTCCCGTAAGATACATCCTCAGACCCTACATATACGATAGGTGTTGCCCTATATGCAGCCAAAGTCCTTTGGATTTTACGAGCATTAGCTGTCGGGAAACGTACATCAAAATCCGCCAATTGAGCATAAGCTCTTTCAACGACAATAAAATTACCAAAGGCATCAACTTCTTTACGAGAGAAGTCTTCGATGCTGATGGAAGTACCATAAGTAGTAAGACCAAGCTGAGATAGGAAACCCAGAACAAGTTGACCAAGTTCAGCAGTATCACCTGTTGCAGCAGATACTGTCACTTGAACATCAGCACCAAGATAAGGGGGAATATTCAAGAACTGAGCTTCTTGTCGTTGAACTTGTTCTTCAAAGAAGTAGGTGTACCAATCATCAATGTTTCTATTGTCGATAAGAGAGACAGTTTGATTATATACCTCTCCCTCGACAATACTTGTTACAGTTACATTAGCAGAAATTCCAACCAAACCGAACAGTGATACGGCAGTGACATTAGAGTTAGGATCGTTTAGGACGTACTGAATACTATTTACATTACTTACATGGTCGTTAATCTTTTGGTCAAATGCTTTCCAACGATTAGTTGCACCAAGAGTTAGCCACTTTGTACCATCATCAGTGGTAGGGTCATTGCCCAAGTTACTTCCAATAAGACTTTCATAAATCTTATGCGTACTTAAAACAATGACCCTGTTCCCTACTGCATAGGTAGTCCCAACAGCCCATACTGCGTAGTCATTTTCAGTTATGTTACTAGAAACAAGAATACTATCAGTTACCGTTACTGGTTTGATAATCTGCATAATCTCTTACGTCCTTGTTGCTGGAAGACCTTCGACATCCCACTTACGTTCAATGTCATAACTGCGTTTAGTGTATTTAGAAATATCCATTTGGATTTGACGCTGTTCAGAGCGAAGTCCAGATACTTCTTCCTTAAGACTACGAACTGCGTCCTTAAGATCAGGATCACGGAACATACCAGCAGTATCCCGATTGCTGTAGATACGCGAAGGACCAGTAACTTCAAGCTCTGGACCATTCTCACCCACGATACGAGGACCACCACCAAACACACCCCCAGCAGCGAAGCCTAGAACACTCTCTGTGGTAGTCACTTGATTGGCAGCAGCAATCGCATTAGCAAGAACCGTTTGTGCAGCCGCTTGCGCAGCAGTAGCAGCCGTTTGTGCAGCGATAACACTCCCCAAGTTAGTCACAGCCTGAGTTACAGTCAGAACCGACTCATTCAGCATTGAATACTGAGCAAGCAATTCTGCATGTTGGGCTTGGATTTGTTCATAGGTAGCCTGTGCAGCCAAGTAGTTTGCTAAAGCATCACCTACAGAGATGAAGGTCTCTTGCAACTGTGGGTACTGTAGAAGCAGTTCGTCATGAGCTTCTTTGGCTTGATCGTAGTTCTCTTGGGCTGTTAGGAGTTGTTCCATAGCCTGACTGACAGTCAAGAAGTCTTCCTGAACTACCAGCATCTTTTCGAGAGCTTCGACTTGTGCCTCTTGACTTGCCCGAGACTGTTCGATTTGCTGTTCCAACAACATTACCGTCTTTTCATCGGCAGTCATTGTAGCTCCTGCGAGGTCACGGCTCTCTTTGATAGCATTGGTCGTCAGAGCAAAGTCACGAGCGTAGTCTTGGAAGGTTCCAAAGAATTGTTCACTAGGTTCGTTCAAGACACCCAATGCGCTAGTAAGTTTGTCGATGTCTGTACCGCCACTAGAGACGTAAGACAAAGCAGAACGTCGAGAAGCAAAAGTAGCAGCCTCAGAGGCCAACCTTCTGCCCTGAAGTGCGCTATCAAGAACCTCAAAGACTTGACGAGATGCTTCTGCCTTACGTTGGGCTACATCAAGACTGGCTTCGAGGTTAGCAACCAAACTATTGAAGGAAGCATTAACAGCCGTAATACGGTTCTGGATACCTTCTTCAAACGCCCTTCTTTGAGCTTCTGCAAGAGCCTGTTGTGCATCTACAAGAGCTTGTTCAGTATTGCCAAGGTTATTTTGCAAAGACTCATAACGGTTGGACAGTGCCGTATCGAAGACAGACTTGGCAGAATCTAGAGCCGATTGGGCATCAGACAGTTGACGAGCCATAGCATTGCGAAGATCACCCAAAGCACTTTCGTAGGCACGATTGGCTTCTTCGAGGGCTTGTGTGGTTTCATTTAGAGTTTGTTGGTAGACTTCCAAGGCTTTCCTAGCAGCCTCTTCAGCAATCTTTACATCTTCCAGAGTGTGAATCTGTTGGAGTAGCTCAAGGTTCAAGTCATGGACAGCAGCAAGCTCAAGTTCACGTTGTCTGGCAAGTAGGGCTTCCGTATCACCTTGGAGTCCCAAAAGTCTGGTAGTCAGATCATAACGCTGTTGTGCAGTTGCCAGAAGTTCATTCATCGAAGTGAACTTACCAGACAGTGCTGTGAAAGCATCCCCCATCTTGAGGAGTTCTTCGTTGAACTTCTGGGCTTTTTGTTCGTCTGTCAGACCCTTAAGGGACAACTCAAAGTTATAAGCAAAGTTCTCAAAAGCGTCAGAGGAAACCCCAAACATATCAGCAGCTTTAACGATCTGCGTTTGCATATCCTGAACGGCTTTTACGAGAGGACTAGCAATCTCAGAAGAAGCAGCAGACTCAGTTGTTGTCGTCTTCTTGGAGAGACCAAAGAACCTTTTAGTCTGGACAGTCTGGAAAGTATTAACAAGGGCATCCATGTTAGTTACTGTAATACGCAGACCGTTATCAAGCTCTGTCGTCTTCTTCTTAAAAAAGCTGAATACAGCAGCAACAGCAAGCAATGGAGCAGCAATAGCACCAATAGCTGTGGAGATACCTGCAAGGCCACCTACAGACAAGCCACCACTAACAGCACCAGTCATACCACCAATACCGCCATAGACAGACGACATAAACCCTGTACCTAAGCCAGTAGCCGCAGTACCAAGTCCACCAAGCAAACCAGTTCCAGCAGCACCGCCGCCACCGAATGTACCCATCAAGCCACCCACAGGGCCACCAAATCCAGCACTACCAACACCAGCAAGTTGACCAGCAGCAGCTTGAGTAGCAAGACCAGAACCACCCATACCAACTGACAACATAATCTTGTTGCTCATGGCAGTGGAGATCATCTGAGAGATCATGCCCTTGAAAGAGTTAAGGATGCTCTTTGTGAAACCCTTAAAGTCTTTTAGGCCATTAGAAATAAAGTCACCAAAGGCATTCGACACACCATTGATAGCAGATACCATTGGGCCTTCTAGTTCTTTACGGAGGTCTTCAGCAGCTTTCAGAAGGTCTTTTTGCTCTTTTGAAAGGCCCTTTGTCGAATTTTTTAAGGAGGCCTGAAGGTCATCATAGGCTTTAGTTGTGCCTATAACAGCCTCTCTGTTTTTAAACATAGCCTCAGCGGCCAACTTAGCCTCTGTAACACTTAGGCCACCAGCCACTTGGGCCTGAACGTAAGCCTCTTTTTCCAGCTTAACTCTAACTTTTGCCCCAGCCACATAAGCATTTTGTCCCTTATTAAGGGCTTCCATTTGAGCATTCATAATCGCGATGCTTGTACCAGCAGCTTGTTCAGCAGCGACAGCAGACGCTTGAAGATTAAGCGCCAGTCGGACGGCTTCATCAGCAGCAGCACCGATATTTGGTGCAATAGTACCAGCAGCGGCAGCGGTGGCATCTGCATTATTAGACGCTTCTAAAAACTTTAGGGCCAGTTCAACCGCCTTTTGTACGGCAGCATTCTCTGCTTCTGTAAGTTGAGCCGTGATATTTACATTCTCACGGATAAATTTCGCAAGATCAACCGCAGCTTGTCCCTTTTCCTCAAAGGTTTTAGCTTCACCTATTCTGGCAAGTGTTGCGGAAAACTCAGCAGCAACATGCTGTGTCACACCCAGACGTTCTGCAAGTTGGTCAACATCAACCTTCATTGCACCGAAAGACTTCTGGAATATGTCGCGGGCCTCTTGTATCTTTTGACCCAACTCAAGGGCAGCAACGTTGTCTCCCTTACTAAGAAGCTCTCTTTGTTGCCTTAGCAAATCTTCCAAGATTGTTTGTTGTGCTGCACCAGCAGTCTCTAAAGTCTTTATGGACTCTGAGGCATATTCCCCTACGTCAAATAGACTCCTAAGAGAGTCAGCAGCCTCAGAAAACCCCTTTTGAAACTGGGCGCTTTGGATGGCAGAAATTACTTGAAGGAAAAGCCTAGCTTTAGATGCACTCTCCCCAAACCTTTCTGCTAAATCAGAAAATGGTTGCTGCGCATCACTTGCAGCAGAGTTCATACTATTTAGGTTTTCTGCTACCCTCTTAAACAAATCATCTGTGTCTTCAACAGACTTTTTCATCCTATCAAAAGAAGACAAAAGAAGTGTGCCGACAGAAATACTGACGCCAACAATTGCACCAGCAAGTCCTGGCAAAAGTCCTGCAAGCTGAGTGGCCTGTTGACCAAACGCGACAAACTTATTTGTACCACCCTGAATCTGAACAAAAAAGTCACCTACTTGATAGCCAACTTGTTGAGAAATCATACCAAACTTGTTGGTAGTTTTTCCTGACAGTCTTTGTGCCGCTGCAAGTTTTTGTGCAGCCATAGCAGCTTGACTCTGAGTTCCAGCAAGAACTACTGTTTGCTTTGTGGTATTAATGATTGCAATTTCTTGTGTTCGAAAAGCCTCTTTCATTGCCTCTGCCGAAGCTCTAGCTGACTTGGTTGCCCTATCTACACCTAAAAGGCTATTAACTTGTGCCTGATTTGCTTGAGCCAACATCTTTGCATCTTGTGCAAGACCCTTATTGACATCGGACAGGGACATCCCAGCACGCTCAAGGCGTGAGAAAGCCTTAAGTAGGCTATCAGCACTACTACCAATACCTTGTTTAAGGGCCTTCTCTAGACTACGGAAGTTTTTGTCGGCTAGATCAGCGGCATTTGACGCTTTCCCAAGTGCAGCAACAAGATTGTTAACGGGCTTGGAGTCTACAACAATACCGATTTCAATAAGATCAGCCATCCGATTCCTCATTCATTGTCTTGATCCAAAGGTTGTCAAGAGACTTAATTATCTCCACTTCCCAGTACGACAAATCAATACCGCTCAGGTCACACCAAGCCTTAATTATGTCATAAGAAATTGGATTTGGGCCACTCATACCGTATGTCCTGCCATCATGCAGTTCGATAAAAGTAGCCCAAAGGTGGGAAGCAACATCAGGGAAGATAGCACTGGCATTAGCCTTCTCTACCTCTTCCAACTGTGTTCCTAGTTGCTTCGCCACTTGTTCTAGGTGATCTCGTTCAGTAGCCTTACCTTTGCTACCCTTCACACCTCTGCCCATCTTAAAGGAGTACTCAGCGTATTCCTCTAACTCAGACCTTACTTGGACAAAAAAGCTTGTGCATCACCAAGGGCAGCATCAACTTGTTCACGAACCCAAGGGAGATCAGTAAAGACCTCACGAACCTTAGCCTCTGTACAATCTGGCTGTTCTCCGCCAAGAGTGATGTTCCAACCATCAACACACTTAACCAGAAGGTCCAGTGCAGAAGCCTCAATTTCCTCGGCAGTGAGGTTTAGCTTACCACCAGTCCGTTGTGCTTTCATCAAGCGACGATTCTGTTGAGCATGAGAGATGGTCTTGTATTTCTTCGAGTAGGGACCATGGATAGTAACGGTCATCTCCGAGCGATCTTCATTAAGAAGGATTTCAGAGTTGACTGGGTTATACAAGGTCACGCTAGTCGTTTCTTTAGTCTTACCAATATTAAGCAGGTCCATGTCGGGATTCCTATATCTATGTTGTTGGGATTGTCGAGATTTTTATGTCGGGATGATTTAATAGTGGGCGGGAACCTCACCCGACAGAAGCCCCCGCCCTACCCTAGCTAGGGATTACGAGCGTGTCAGCTTCAGGTTTGTGCCTTCAACGCTGTCATACAGCGACACAAACGGAAGGGTGATAAGGCGGCTCTGCGGGTTTTGCAAAGGAACCGAAGCACCATTATATTTAACACGAGGAAATTCAAATGTGTAGGAGTTTGCACCAGTAGGGTCATCAACCGACACAAGAATAGAGCTTTCGGTCTCGTTCAAGAACTTGTTGATGAGGGCTGCATCTTCGTAGTAAACAGTGATGGTGCCTTCAACGACAGCACGACCATACTCCAGAGATTGAGCAACATCCGAGCCAATAACAAAAGTGGGAGCAAACGAGTTGGTCAACGAGAAGTCAATCGAAGTAACGATGCCAATAGACGAACCACCGTCTTCGATAGTACCGCTGTAGCTATCAAAAGGTGCATTGCTAGAGGAGGCGGTAGGAGTGCCGCCAGTGGAGCCAGTGGAAGAGCTTTGTGTCATGCCCTTACCAACCATATCGAAGGTCGCTGTGACCATTTGGTTAGGGGCGATAGACACATTCACACTCGAAGCTGACAGACCAGTGAACAGACGGTACTGAGCAATATCATTGGCTGCGTCTTCCATGGAGAAGAACTTAGGGGTCGTACCGATCTTCAGGACGTCAGTTGAGAAGCTATTCAGGAAAGCCGACTCGAAGAGTGCATCAAAAGCATCTGCGCGGAGATCAACCTCAATCGAACCGCCAGCTTGACGGTTGCCATGACGATCAACGCGAGGCATACGGTCAGCTTGGATTTCATTACCTTCTACACGGTCTTTGGTCAAGTCCAAGGAGTGCGTGTTGATTGGCAAGTAAGCGAAAGTTGGAG